CCACGGCAGTATGGCGTCCTTGAGTGCGATCACTGGGCGCTTAGTCTGCCGGGGTGTGCGGCCCTTGGGGCCAAAGTCGTAGCAAGCGACACCGGCTTCTTCCAGCTTCATGGTGAAGTAGTCTTTGCCGATCTTGGTGTCGTTGTGGTTCATGAAGTCCCGAGCGTACTTGCGCGTCAGTTCTTCACGGAAGTGGATCATGTCAAGCGTGTGGTGATAGAACGCCTTGGTCTGCGCCACATCGTGCTTGTTGTAGGACTTGAGCACTTCGATCTGCTCACGGTTGAGCACGGTGCCCACGGGGAACGGCAGGTCTTCAATGCTGTCGCTGCGCATGTTGAACTCCAGCACCTTGAGGCTGGTGGATCGGGCGCGGTTGTCGAAGTGGTGAATCTTGAACAGGTCGATCTGCTGCACGAACTGGTCCGAGGGCTTGACCATATGCATCCACTTGCTGCCGTCTTCATCTTGCGAGTTGATGATCGCCATCGCCTTTTGGTACAGCGTGTTGGCATCACTTTGACCCATGCGAACAAGGGTATGGATCACAGGGTAATCGAACCCCAAGTTGTTAAAGCCGACCATGCGTGAGTCGGTGTCCTTGAGGAACTGGAGGAACTCAACGATCTGACGACTGTCGTTGCGTAGGTCACTGATCTCGAACATCCAGTGCAGAGGTGCTTCTGCGTGTTCCACTGCCAGCGTGAACACGTTGGGATAGGTTTCGCAGTCATAGACATAATCGTTACTCATTACGGTTACCGGGTAGGTGGGGCCACTGGCCGGTCCCCCGGGAACCCCCAGAGGCAGTGGCCCCGATTCAATTACTGGCCGAAGAACGAAGGCAGACCCGTGGGTGCGCCAAACGGTGCGGCGGGCATTGCTGGCGCTGGTGCAGCAGCAGGTGCGAACATGCCAGCGGGAGCACCGGCCACAGCACCGAACATGCCCGAGGCGTCCACAGCACCTTCACCGAAGGGTGTGTCATCAGCGGCGAACTGGACAGCGATCAAGTCGCATCGAATGCCACGGCCATGCTTGTTGTCCTGCGGCCAAGGCTTGATCGCAGCGTTGACACGGCAACCGCCGTACATCTTGCGGGCCAACTGCTGATACGCCATCGTGTTGGTGGGGTCGATGGGCTGACCATCGGCTTGGATCATCTGAGGCGCGGTGTCGCGGCCTGCGGTGATGAACACATGACCTGCGTAGCCATCGTAGGGTTGGAAGGTCTTCTTGTTGACCTTCTCCTCGCCACGACCGAAGCAGCGGGTCTTGCGATCCTGCTGGATCATGCCCATGACAGCTTGAGCGTGTTCCTTCCACTTCTCCAGCGCCAAGGCACCGTAGCGGGCCATGAACTGAGCGAAGCCGGGGTGGCTCTCAGGCATGATGAACTCGCAGTTGTACGAGATGCGTTCTTTGCCGGTCTGCTCGTTGATCTGGCGCTGTGGTTCAGCGAGGTGGGGAAAGGACAGACGGACGTTCGACAAAAAGATGATTTCAGACATTACATTTACTCCAGTTTAAGAAAGCCACGAGGGCAGGGATTCGGCAGCGGGTGCTGCCTCGACTGCGCTAAACAGCGGCGCAGCATTCATGACGACAGCCGGACGGCCATCAGATTCAGGGACCACGGTCAGTTTGCCCGCCAGCTTGCTGACGTACTCCTGCTCCATGCGTTTGAGTTGGCGCTCGGTCAATGTCACCTTGGTGCCGTCTTTCTTCTCCCACGTCAGCTTCTCAGCCTTGGCGGGTGTGACGAGTTTGGTTTCGTAGATCGCGCCCTTGGGGATGCCCATCTTGACCAGCTTCTCGGCCATCTCGGCTTCAGGCAGTGCCCAAGCGCGGGAGCCGCGACCGTTGACCAGTTTGAGGCCGGGGATCGAGATGCCTAACTCCATGCGGCGCATGGCTTCTTTTTCCACAGCTTCGAGGAGTTGGCGCATCAGGGGTGCGGCTTCCATGATCTGACGAATCTGGGCATCGTCCATCTGGGCCGGGTCTTTATCGGCAGACTGCTGCGCGACATCGAGTGTTTCGGTTACGACTGGCTGGAACATGATTCCTACCTCCTTCATTACGTTACCTGCCAGCGCGGCGCAAGAGCCTTTCGCACGACAGAATTTACATTGACTTTCACCCGGTACAAGCGGTGCATCTGGTTTGTCAGTGGCAGCGGCTTGCACAATGATTGTACCTGCGTTGTCCAACAAAGAGCGCACCGTGACAGCGTGTGAAGTGATTGGCTTCATGCCCTTCAGCCCCAGCTTGGGCTGGATGATGGTCATGACCACCCGGTCAAACGGGAAGTTGCCGTTGACGGGCAGCTTGTAGCCAGCCAGCACACCGTAGGCGTACTGCTCAAGCTGCATGTTGCCCTCGGCACTCACCACACCCATGCCGTCCTTGTAGTCGATCAACTCAAGGAAGTCAGGGCCGATGATCTGGCAGTCCACGGTGCCCGACAGGTCTTTGCGACCCAGCAGGAACTCGGGGTCCACCCGTTGCTCGGAAATGACCGGGAACAGGCCGTTCATTGAACGATCACGGATGTACTCGATGGCCGACTTGACCCGGGCTGCGCGGTCAGCGTCCACCTTGAACGTACCCTCGTGATCGGTGAAGGTTTCCCCCACCTGATCCATTGGGTCCGACAAGCCATTCTTGATGCAGTGCTCAAGCAGCGTGTGCGAGTGTGTGCCATCGGCAGCAGCGGGACCGCTACCGGTGTCAGGATACTTGGCCTCCTCTCGAATGCTGCCGGGGCACAAGGCCCAGCGGCTGCGCTTCGATGGGGACAGCTTGGCGTGATCGCTCATATGACGATCTTCCAATCCTCGGCCAACATATCAGTCTGACTTGCAAGCCAAGGCACACGAGCACCGGGTGTATTTTGTGCATCCGCTGGATAGTTCAGGAACACGTAGGGCAGCGTCATCTTGCTGTGGGCATCAGGTGTTTGCAGTTCGAGCCACATACCCTTACCGTTCCAGCCTGCGCGGCATACGTGCATGCCCTTTTTCAAACATTCCAGTGCAAGACCAAAGGTCATGGAAGCACACTCACGGTACGCCTCCTCGAACACATCCTTAGGCGACCACGATTCGTAACCGTCACCGCAGATGACTTTGTAACCTTCGATTCCGTCTTTTGGACTCGCTGCTATTTCAGCGTGGACGATTTTGGTTCCAATGTAGCGTTTCATGATCAACCTTTCAAGGCTTCAACGCCAGTGTGCAGAGCGCCGTAGTGCTCGGGCTTCACATCGTTGATGTTCTGGTAGCCCAGACCAGTCAAGACGCCTTGGATCAGGGCACCCTTTTGTGGGCCGAGGGCCTTGTAGGCACCCATCACATAGTCGATCAAGCCCTTGGGGTCAGAGAACGGTGCGCCAGTGGCAGCAGGTGCGGCCACAGGGGCTGCGAATGTGGGAGGCGCTGGCATGGCCGGAGCAGCGGCCACGGGTGCAGGTGCTGCGACTGGCGCAGGAGCAGCGGCAACAGGGACCGCTTGTACCACAGGCGCTGGTGCTGGTGCAACAGGTGCGGGTGCTGCTACATTGCCAGCTTGCAGTTGTGCGGTCAGGGCAGTGACAGCGGCAGTCAGGGCTTCAATCTTGAGTTCGAGTGACATAAAGTTTCTCCAGAGGGTTACGGTTTACAGGGGGTTGAATTGTGAGGCGGTCTTCAACAAACGCCTCGACGATTTCACGATGCACTTCGCTTGGTGTCCCTAGCTTTCGTGCTTTCTCATGAAACTTGGTGCGCGTCTTGTCTGTCACTCGGACAGTCATGAACGCTGATTTGGATTTGGGTGATGTCATAAATAATTTCCTTGACCGATGGCGCAAGTGTACACCACTGTGATACGATTGTGCAACTGGTTTGAAATTATTTTTGGAAAAGAAAAAGCCCCGGTGGTTAGACCGGGGCTTTGAAGGAGAAGCTCAATGAACGAAGTGTCGGCAACTGCAATCACCAACGGGTCCATTCTATGACAGCGCCACAGACAGTGCAATCTCATCCTGCGTCAGTTGACGCCTACATCAGACACGGATGGTCACTCGTGCCCATCCCAGCCAACACCAAGGGGCCACGCACCCCGGGCTGGAACCTCAAACAGAACGCCCTGAAGGCCCAAGGCGACCTGCCTCACGGCTACGGCATCGGCTTGGCCCATGCGTACAGCGGCACGATGGCCCTTGACATTGACAACTGGACCGTGACTACCAGCTTGCTGGCAGAACACGGCATCGACCTGCAAGCCCTCTACGATGCGCCTGACGCCGTGGTCATCAACTCGGGCAAACCCGGGCACGGCAAGCTGCTGTACGCGATGCCCTTCGGCGCTGCGCTGCCATCGAAGAAGATCATGCACAGCGGCATCACGGCCTACGAGTTGCGCTGCGCCACGGTCAGCGGCCTCACGGTGCAGGACGTGCTGCCCCCGTCGATCCACCCCGAGACACGCCAGCCCTACCACTGGGCGGGCCACGGCCACTGGACCCGGATGCCGGTGATCCCCCAAGCCCTGCTGGACCTGTGGAGTGGGATGCTGGCGCAGGACCAAGAGCGCACCATCGCCACGGACGGCTCGATTGACGCCTCATGGGAGGAGATCAGGCAAGCCCTCGATGCTGTGCCCGCTGACTGCACCCGGGACGAGTGGGTCAGCATCGGCATGGCCCTGCACTGGGCAGGCACTCAGACCGACCAGCTTGAGCAGTCTCTGTCGCTGTGGAACGAGTGGAGCGCCACGGCCCAGACCAAGTACCCCGGTGAGCGTGAGATTCTGACGCAGTGGATCAGCTTCAAACCCGACAAGGCCACAGCGGTCAAGCTGGGCACCCTGTTTCACATTGCCAAGTCCCACGGCTGGCAGCGGCCCATACCCGATGCGTCCGAGTTGTTCAGCAAGGTCGAGACACCGGTCATGGAGCCGATCAACGTGCTTGACGGCCTGCGGCCCAAGCCACCCGAGATGGACCTGTCCCTGTGGCCCCACATTCTCAAGACCCGATCCACTGAGATTTCAGAAAGCGTGGGCTGCGACCCTTTGGTCCCTTTGTTCGCTGGGTTGGCCGCTGTCTGCGGGGTGATTGACGCCCGCATCCGGCTGGAACTCATGCCGGGGTTCAAGGTGCCCCCGGTGCTGTGGCTCATGACTTTGGGCGACCCAGCGGACAAGAAGTCACCCGGATCGCGGCCTATGCTGTCGCCATTGAAGAACATCGAGGCCGAGGACCGGCCCCGCTACGGCAAGGAACTGCTGGACTGGGAGGGCAAGGAAGCGGCCTATGCTGCGGCCAAAAAGGGTTTCCTCGAATGGTCATCATCGCCCGATGCCCTGCTGGGTGCCGATCAAGCCCCACTGGTGCCCGAGATGCCACCCCAGCCGGTGCCCCTGAAGATCACGGTGTCCGACATCACGAGTCAGAAGCTGGTGCGCCAAGCGGCAGACCGGCCCCGTGGCCTGCTGTGCCACCTCGACGAGATGAACTCGTGGGTGCGCAAGCTGACAGACAAGACCAGTGGTGAGGATCGCAGCGCATGGGTTGTCAGCTACGAGTCAGAGCACTACGAGATGGACCGGGTGGGCGCGGGGTCGATCCACTGCGAGAACTTGGCCGTGAGCATCTACGGGAACATCCAGCCCGCCGTGTTCCGCGCCAGCGTGGCACCGCTGTCGGCTGACGGCCTGCTCCAGCGGTTCATCCCCGCCATCCTGCGCGGCAGCAAGACCAAGCTGGGCCAGCCGGTGCCCGAGTACCTGACCAGTGCCGCAGCGTGGGAGAACACCCTGCGCCTGACCTACGCGCTGCCCCCACAGACCTACCAACTGTCGCCCGAGGCGTACACCGTGTTCCGTGAGTTCCAAGCATGGTACGAGGAGGCCAAACAGGACGAGAGGGTGCTGGACAGCGGGCCGGAGTACATGACAGCCTTCGGCAAGCTGGAGGGCTTGGCTGGCCGGCTGATCCTGCTTTTTCACGTCATCGAGTCCCCATTCAGCCCACAGGTTGCCCCCGATGTTGTCCACAGGGTCATCTCGTTTGTCAAGGGCTACGTGATCCCCGCCTACCGCTACGCACTGGGTGAAGTGGCCGGGGCCATCTCGAATGACTTCGACCAGTGGGTGATCGACCACATCATCCAAAACAGCACCGAGATCACCATGATCGACCTGCGCACCCTGAAGCGGTCAGCACGGCGTAAGCTGGAGGGCAAGACCGAGTGGCAAAAGGACCAAATGGTCATGGACGCCATGCTGGTGCTGGAGCAGGCCGGGTGGGCTGTCAAGATCGAGGAGGAACTGCACAAGCACCGTGCGATGTGGGCCATCAACCCCACGCTGCCCACCATGTTCAAAGACTACCGGGAGCAGGTGCTCAAGGCCAAACAGCGCCACGCTGACTACATCTACCGCCACGCCTACGACAAGGGCAAAGAGCGCAAGCTGGTCAAGGGGTATGACCCCGACACGATGGAATGAGAAAGGGGACCAGCGGTCCCCTTTTTTACTTTTTGGGTTGTGCGAACTTGATCCAACACGACTGGCAAATCCACTTAACCGGGGTCATCTGGACCCCGCCCTCGGGGAATCGGTCACGTTGACAGCGGGAGCACAGCTTCATTCGGTCTTCTCCTTAAGCGTGGCCCATGCCACTTGGGCACATCGGGCGCATTGGTAGTGGTACTGGGTGCGATGTGGCGATGGGGTCAAAATCCATCGGTGTTTGCAGGTCACAGTCCCATCTCCTTCAATGCTGCTTGCAGTCCAGCCAAGCCACCGACACGCTGACCTTGAATAAAAATCTGCGGCAGTTGTTTGACCTCGGGGTACTTCTCACGCAGTCCGTCAAACTCATATGGGTTGTCGCAGTCAATCTCCTCATATGCCAGCCCCTTGGACACCAGAGTGGCCTTGGCAATGATGCAGTTGGGGCAGTTGCTTTTACTGTAGATGGTGATGTTCATGTGTTCTTCTCCTTGAGTTTGGCTTCGATGACTTGGGCGACTTCTGTAAAAGACAGCATTGCCGCACCAAGCGGAACACAGGCTGCTTCAATCTCCTCATCCGTCAGCCCAACCCAAGGCCGCCTTGCTGCGGGTGGGGTGGTGTTCATTAGTTCGGCCAGATCAGCATAAATCCAGTCTGCGTAACCATTTGACCCAAAGTTGCGTTCAAAGTTTTGCTTTGATTGCAGCAACAAAGTCGCCACAGGCGACTGCACAGGTGCTGGCTGTGCGGGTGGGGTGGTTTGATATACAAACTTAAATCCTTTGTGCTGTTTTCTTTCGCCTCGCAAACAAGCATATATATGCGCTGAAGCAAATCCAGTTCTTACCGCTTCTTCTACAGATTTAAATTCCAATATCTTGGCGTTATCTAACTTGATGGCATAAATTGGAGTTACCCGATAACCAAGTTCATAGTAGTTGTGCTTGACGTTTTCAGAGCGTGTGACCCATTCAAGATTTTCAACTCTGTTATCTGTTTTGTTTCCATTTTTATGGTTTATTTCTCGCCCGTTTGATGGCCCAAGAAATGCCTCAGCAACAATACGATGAACATATTTGTTATGGCTTTTACCAAAATAAAACAAATTTACTCGATGATAGCCTGCGCCAACTTTAAAAGGCTTTAACCAAATATCACGATGATGGCTAAAGACATGACCATCATCAGTAACTGAGTACCAATTTTCAAACCCAACAACTTTTTTCATAAATTGTCCTTTTTATAGAGGGGTGTATCAGTTGACAGCACCTCGCCTACTTCCTTGCATATCTCGCCGTATTTATCCATCCACGCCACAGGCTCCTGCACAGGTGCTGCAAGGGCTTGCTTGATGGCGGTGTGTTGATCTCCTGATCTTGCTCGGATGGCGGCGGCGCATTCTTTGGGGCCGCTGTTGTCCCCCATATGCCAAGGCCAGTGCAGTTCATCACACACCTTTGCACACGCCTCACGCTCGGCTTGCACATAAGCGTTTTCGAGCATGGCACGGTCACGCTCATCGGCACGAACAAGTGCTTCAAAGCGTTCAAGCGCATCAATGAAAGCAGTCACACCTTCTCGCAACCCATTGCCGTATTTGGCAAGGTTCGCCTCACGGGCCATGTCTATCGTGTCTCTCATGTGTTCTTCTCCTGAATGTCCGAGGGGTCAATCACCATCATCTGCTGAAAATAGACAGCAAATGATGCCCGGGTGTCGTTGCCAAAAGGCATGGCGTTGACGCGCTTCATGGCTTCGCTCATGGCGCTGTTCCAGCCCGATAGAAAGACCCATTTGGCCGCATCCTCGGGCGATAGGTGCAAGTCACCATAAAGGCTTTCAAAATGTTCCAGTGCGTTCATGACACCCACTCCTGCCCGATGCTGCACCAGACAACGTGGTCAGCTTCTCGCCGGGGTCCAACTCGACAAGGGCATGTTGCTTGCCGTTCTTCAGTTGTTTGATGTATTTGATCTTCATGGTTGACTCCTTCAAACGGGATTTTTCGACATGACGGAATTGTCAATCGAATCGGTTGAGCCGGTGGAATCGGATTTTTCGACATGACCGATTTCTCCAGCCAATTTCTTCACCCGGCCACGCTTGCGCGGGGGTGTCGTGCTCACGGGCGGCAAAAAAGCGGAAAAGATAGCCGGGGCGATGGCCTCGAGTGTCTCGAGCACGTCAAGCAACCGCACGGCGGCGGCACTGGGTGCGCGGGTACCCGTGGTCCATTTGCGGGCGGTGTAAATAGGCACCCCAAGGGCGGCGGCGGTGCGGGCATCATCGAGGGTATGGCGGGCGGCAAAACCCGCAAGGCGGGCGGCAAAACTAGGGGGCATGGGGTGATCCTTTCACGGGGTCAAAAAATGCCCCCGGGGTTCAATCCGGGGGCGCTGGGGTTATAGGTCAAGAAATCGGGAAATAATGGGGATTAAAACCGCCCCCAGTGCGGCAATTAAAAGGGCGGTTATCAATCGATGCCCCCTAAAAATGCCCGTTCATGGCGGGCCACAAAAAGGTCAGTTTCCAATTGATCACGGGTATTTTTTAGGCTTTCAATCTCGGCCACGGCATCCCCGAGGGCTTTTTGTAGGTCAGCGATTCGGGCAAATAACCGGGCGGTGCCCGGGTACCCCTCGGCAAAGGCGAGGCGCTCGGCCTCGGGTGCGGTTAGGTTTTCAAGGTTGATCATGGTTAGGCTTTCATGGTTGCAATAGGGATCACCCGGCGGGCTTTGGCGTCAGCAACCCGGGCGCGGGTGCCGTGCGCACGGAAACCGATAATCACGGCACGGTCAGCACGGGCGCAAAGCCCGCACGTTTCACACGTTACATCATCGCGGGTTTGCGCGGGGCAAACGATGATCACGCGCCCCTCGGGGGTGTAGCTTTTCTCGGGTGTATCCGTGGGCACGATGGCGCAAACGGGGCCAAAGGGGGCGAGGGCGTCAGCATCCCCGGCATCGTCGGCGCTCAGATTGACGGTGAACCCCCAGCGCGTAGCATGCCCCGCCCATTCGATGGCCTCGGGGCTTTTTTTGTGGGTGTACGTGAACCCACGGCGGCCACGGTTCGCGGCAACGATGGCCCCCAGCGCGGCGGCGTCGACGGCCTCGCCCGCCCCGGGTAAATCCCCGGCCACGTTCATGCGCCATAACTGCCCCTCGGGTAACGCGGCGATTGACGCGCAAAGGGCATCGAGGGTGCCCCCGCGCTCGGGCACTTTGTCCCAAGCCATGCGGGTGTAAAAATCCTCGGCGTAACAATCGGCGCGGTAATGGGCGCACGATGGCGGGCACGATGCCCGCTCGGTGTAAGTTACGGGAATGGCCCCGGTTTTGCTGTTCGCACTGGTGCGGATAAAGTGATATTTCACGGGTGATCCTTTTACGGGTTACGGGTTAAGGGCGTCGATCAGGTCAAGGCGGGCACGCTCGAGCGAGGCGGCGGCGCGTTTGCTCGAGAATTCGCAAACCGGCCCGCGCAAACGGGCGGCGGCGCTTTTCATGGCCTCGAGAATTTCGGCGAGGGTTTCCGGGTCAATCACGGGCGCGGCGGGCGCGGGTTTCTCGGTGATTGTCACCAGCGTGAAGTGATCACGCATGAATTGAGCGTTAATCGGGTTCATGCTTTCACCCCGTCAAGGGCGGCGGCGATTTTGTCGGCGTCAATTGTGCGCAACCATCCCCGGCCATACCATCGATTATTTTGGCGGGTGACTTCGCACCAGTTTTCACCCCAGCACAATCGAATCTCAGTATGGCCCCTAGCGGCGCTCAGTTTCGCGGCCTTGATGCATTGGGCGAGGGATGGGCGGCGCCCTTCAAAGTTAATTTCATCCATGATCATGCCCCCTTACGTGCTGACACGCGAACCACGGTGTAAGGCGCACCGGTTGACGTATGCGCGGCAACCAATTGGCGCGAGGGGTTGAATTTTGCCGCGATGGTTTCCCAGTCAATCGACACGCGCCCGGCGCAATGGGAAACGGCGGCGCGGTGCGCGGTGCCGTCGATGGCGTCAAGCCCCGAGGCGGTTAACGCTTCCTTGAGTTGCTTTTCCTCGGCGCTCAGTTGCGCCATTTGCGCTTTGATCAGGGCGAGGCGATCCACGGCGGCGGCGAGGATGGCGGGGTTTTCGTTTTTCATGATTGATCCTTTTACGGGTTACGGGTTACAAAACAAAAAGGCAAACGGTGATCACCCAAAGGGCAACCAAAGCAACGGCGGCACCGGCCACGATGGCGAGCGTCGACGGTTCACGCTCGAGGGGTTGCGGGTGTAAGTCGATGTAAGTCAGAGAATGGCGGTTCACGGTGCGATCCTTTCAAGGGGTTACGGTTTACGATGTCACGGGTTAATTCTAACCCACTGGGTCCACATTGTCAACAAGTCAAAGAAAAAAGTTTCTAGGTGCTTTCCCTTACCCAGTGGGTGCCCTTTTTGCCACTGGTGACAAAGTGCCCTTTTATCGCTGGGGGTAGATTCTGGAGATTCTGAAATTCTAGTGCTTTTAAAAAGTACTCTGATTTTCGCCTTGCCTGCGCGAAAGGTGAAACTGTCGCCATCGAACAAAAAAAGGGTTTCCCGGACCCAATGGGTGCCCACTTTCCCCGGTTTCTGGGGAATTTCCCCGGCTTCTCGATTGAACCCCGGACCCACTGGGTGCACTCAATCCGTGCCCACTTTCCCCGCCCAAAGTACCCGGACACATGGACCCATTGGGTGCAAGTGGTGCGCGAATCACCGCACCCACTGGGTGCGCGGGTGCTGGGGTGTCTGTGCTGGGTGCGTGGTTGCAGTGGTGCCCGGGGGTCGCTGGGGCGAGGGGAGGGGGTAGGGCCAGCGGGTTCGATGGTCCGGCTACGTAGGCATCACAGAAACTCTGAAAATTTTTTAGAAAATCAAAAACCCAATGGGTTCCCTAGACACCGTGAACAGACCGTAGTACACTGAGGACACTATGAAACAAGAGAACACCTCGTTCGTAGGCACGGCTGTCGCCAGTGAAAACCAACTGCCAAACTGGCTGACCGTGCCTGACCCAGAACCCCTCAGAACCTCGAAGGCTGCAAGGGCGTTGCTGCATGTCGAATATGAGCAGATATTCGAGCGCATCGTGGAAGACATCTACCGGGGCCGGTCCCTGCAATCGCTGATTGAGGATGACCACCGAGCCATCTCGTATGAGGACTTCCTGCGCTGGGTCAAGCGTGACCCCGTTCGCCATGAACGGTTCAAGGAAGCGCAGGAGATGCGCACTGAGTTCTTGGCCGGTGAGATTCTTGAGATTGCCGATGGGGTCGAGTCCATCGACGCCAACTCGAACGACACGGTGAACCGGGACAAACTGCGCATCGACACGCGCAAGTGGCTCATGGGAGCGCACAACAGGAAACGCTACGGCGAGACGAAACAAATTGAACTGGGTGGCACCATCTCTATCACTGAGGCGCTGGCGCAGGCCCAAGCTCGGGTGATCGAGGGTGAGGTGCTGGATGTCTCAGATGTGACACCAAGACTGGAGAACGATTGATGCAGAAGCCCCGGTACAGCCCAGAAGATGAGCAAACGCTCATGGCCCAGCTTTGGAGTCCTGCCATCAAGGACGACCCCGAGGCGTTTGTGCTTTTTGTGTTCCCTTGGGGGCAGAAGAACACCCCACTCGAGCACTTCAAAGCCCCTCGTGCGTGGCAGCGTAGAGCACTACGCAGGATACGGGACTTCATCAAGGAGAACCGGGGCAAGCTGAGTAACGATCAGTTGATCGACGCGCTGCGCAGGGCCGTGTCCTCTGGCCGGGGGGTGGGTAAGTCAGCCCTCGTGTCGTGGCTGATCCTGTGGATGCTGTCCACTCGCATCGGGTCAAGCGTGATCGTGTCGGCCAACAGCGAGAACCAGTTGCGCAAAGTGACGTGGGGCGAGTTGACCAAGTGGGTCACGATGGCGCTCAACGCCCACTGGTGGGAACCCACGGCCACCTCGCTGAACCCGGCCAATTGGTTGACTGAACTGGTCGAGCGTGACCTGCGCAAAGGCACCCGGTACTGGGGTGCCGAGGGTAAGCTGTGGAGCGAGGAGAACCCAGACGCCTATGCCGGTGTGCACAACATGGACGGCATGATGGTGATCTTCGACGAGGCCAGCGGTATTCCGGACAGCATCTGGTCCGTGGCTGCGGGCTTCTTTACCGAGAACATCTTGGATCGGTACTGGTTCGCGTTCAGCAACGGTCGGCGCAACACAGGGTACTTCTACGAGGCCGTGGACGGCAGCAAACGGGAATTTTGGGAGAGCGAGAAGATCGACGCCCGCACAGTCGAGGGCACCGACAAGACCATCTACCAGCAAATCATCAACGAGTACGGTGAGGACTCAGACGAGGCCCGGGTCGAGGTCTACGGCGACTTCCCCAAGTCCGGCCAAGACCAGTTCATCGCACCGCACCTTGTCGATGACGCCATGAAGCGGCAACTGCACAAGGACATGACTGCACCCATCATCGTGGGTGTGGACCCGGCCCGGGGCGGCATGGACAGCACCGTGATTGCCGTGCGCCAAGGGCGGGACATCGTGGCGATCAAGCGGTTCCGTGGTGACGACACCATGACCACCGTGGGCCACGTCATCGACGCCATCGAGGAGTACCGGCCAGCACTGACCGTGATCGACGAGGGTGGTCTGGGCTACGGCATCCTTGACAGATTGACCGAGCAGAAGTACAAAGTGCGCGGGGTCAACTTCGGCTGGAAAGCCAAGAACCCGACCATGTGGGGCAACAAGCGGGCTGAGATTTGGGGTGCGATGCGCGACTGGCTCAAGACCGCCAGCATCCCACAAGACAGGCTGCTCAAGTCCGACCTGATCGGCCCGATGAAGAAGCCCAACTCGGCTGGCACCATCTTTTTGGAAGGCAAGAAGGAAATGAAAGCCCGTGGACAAGCGTCCCCCGATGCGGCTGACGCCATCGCCGTGACCTTCGCGTACCCTGTGGCACATCGGGAGTACAATGACCGCACAATCACCCGGCGCAACGCTCAAAACGGCGCTGCCCTTACTTCTTGGATGGGGTCATGATGGCTACAAAACCCGGACTGTATGCGAACATCAATGCCAAACGCGCCCGCATCGCGGCTGGCTCTGGCGAGAAGATGCGCAAACCCGGCGCTGCTGGTGCGCCCACGGCCAAGGACTTCAAAGAGTCGGCCAAGACTGCCAAACCTGTCAAAAAGGCCAAGTAATGCCACTCGTCAAGTCACCCTCAAAAGAGGCATTTCGCAAGAATGTCAAGGCCGAAGTGTCTGCGGGTAAACCCGTAAAGCAGGCCGTTGCGATTGCCTATTCCGTCAAGCGTGAAGCTGCCAAAAAACCAACAATGAAGACCAAAAAATGAGCCTCCAAGCCCTGCAAGACTGCCTGATCGTCCGTCCCGACATGGAAAAACATGAGCTTTTCATCATGTTGCGTGAGAAACAAACTGGCACAGGTGTGGTAATCTCCGCTGGACCTGACGCCAAGGACGTGAAAGTCGGCGACAAGGTGCTATTTGGTGATTCCATCGGTCAAGACCTAAAATACGAGGGTGACAACCTTCTGGTCATGAGGGAATCACACACCCTCGGAGTATTTGACGCATGAAAGACACCACCGGAATCGTAGCCGCAGCAAATGTGGCAAAAAACGGACCGTACCCGTCAAAAGGCGGTTCCGAGGAAATTTTGGCCGTTGCGCGTTCACGCATGACAATGGCTATGTCAGCGTTTTCTCAGACTCGAGAAGACGAACTCGACGATCTGCGGTTCTACGCAGGCTCCCCAGACAACCAGTGGCAGTGGCCTGCTGACGTGCTCCAGACTCGTGGTGCCGTGCAGGGTCAAACGATCAACGCCCGCCCGTGTCTCACCATCAACAAGCTGCCGCAGCACGTTCATCAAGTGACGAACGAGCAGCGCATGAACCGTCCCGGCATCAAAGTGATCCCGGCTGACGACAAGGCCGATGTTGACGTGGCAGACGTGTTCAACGGCGTGATTCGTCACATCGAGTACATCTCCGATGCTGACGTGGCCTACGACACCGCCTGCGAGAACCAAGTGTCCTACGGCGAAGGCTACATCCGTCTGCTGACCGAGTACTGCGACGAGGACACGTTCGATCAGGACATCAAGATCGGGCGCATCCGCAACAGCTTCAGCGTCTACATGGACCCCATGATCCAAGACCCCACGGGCGCAGACGCCCGCTGGTGCTTCGTCACGGAAGACCTGACCAAAGCTGAGTACGAGCGTCTGTACCCCGATGCCGCGCCTATCAGCACCCTCATGAGCCTTGGCGTGGGCGATCAGTCCATCGCCCAGTGGATTGGTGAGAACACCATCCGCATCGCTGAGTACTTCTACATCGAGTACGAAAAGCACACGCTCAACCTGTACCCCGGCAACCAGACTGCGTTCACGGGTACGCCCGAGGATAAGATGCTGCGCGAGATGTTCGGCAAGCCGATCCGCACCCGCGAAGCTGACCGCAAAAAGGTCAAGTGGTGCAAGATCAACGGCTACGACATCCTCGAAGAACGCGAGTGGGCTGGTGCCTACATCCCCGTGGTGCGCGTGGTCGGCAACGAGTTTGAGGTTGACGGCCAGATGTACGTGTCGGGCTTGGTGCGCAACGCCAAGGATGCCCAGCGCATGTACAACTACTGGGTGTCACAGGAAGCTGAGATGCTGGCGCTGGCCCCCAAAGCCCCGTTCATCGGGTACGGCGGTCAGTTTGAAGGCTACGAGCAGCAGTGGAAGACTGCCAACACGAACAACTGGCCCTATCTGGAGGTCAATCCAGACGTTACAGACGGCCAAGGCGCTGTGTTGCCACTACCCCAGCGGGCACAGCCTCCAATGGCCTCCAGCGGCCTGCTGCAAGCCAAGGCGGGCGCTGCCGAGGACATCAAGTCGGCCACCGGCCAGTACAACGCATCGCTGGGCATGACCAGCAACGAGCGTAGCGGTAAAGCGATCCTTGCCCGCCAGCGCGAAGGCGACATCGGCACATACCACTACGTTGACAACTTGGCCCGTGCGATCCGTCACATTGGCCGTCAACTCGTGGACCTGATTCCCAAGATTTACGACACCGAGCGCATTGCCCGCATCATTGGCGAAGATGGTGAGCCATCGACCGTCAAGATGAACCCGATGCAGGAAGAACCCGTCAAGCGGATCGTGGACCAAGAGGGTGTGCTGATCGAGAAAATCTACAACCCGGCTGTCGGCAAGTACGATGTGCGCGTGATCACCGGCCCCGGCTACGCCACCAAACGTCAAGAGGCTTTGGAAAGCATGGCTCAGTTGCTGCAAGGCAACCCACAGTTGTGGCAAGTTGCTGGCGACCTGTTTGTCAAGAACATGGACTGGCCCGGTGCCCAAGACCTCGCCAAGCGGTTCAAGAAAACCATCGACCCCAAAGTGCTGGCCGACGAAGACGATCCAGCCTTGGCCGCTGCCAACCAGCAGATGGAGGCAATGGCCGCTGAGATGGAAAATATGTTCCAGATGTTGCAAAACGTCAACCAGAGCATGGAAGCCCGCGAGATGCAGATCAAGCAGTTTGAGGCTGACATCAAGGCCTATCAAGCCGAAACACAGCGCATCAGCACCGTGCAGGCCGGTATGTCGCCCGAGCAGATTCAGGACATTGTGATGGGCACAATTGCCGCAGCGATGGACACTGGCGATCTGGTCGGCGGTGCCCCGCAGATGCCTGAAATGCAGCCTCAAATGGCCCCCGAACAAGGTCAAATGCCACCTGAAGGGATGATGTAATGAGTTGCGCTGATTTCATGGGTGAGTTGTTCTTGGCGCGGGATGTGGCCCATTCCGTCCACCTCAACACCCGTTCATACTCAAAACACAAGGCGCTGCGGCACTTCTACGAGGATGTGTTGGACGCCGCCGACAAGTTTGCCGAGGCATACCAAGGCCGTCATGGTTTAATTGGTCCTATCTCGCTCAAGTCAGCCCGCAAGGACGGTGCAATTTTGCCGTTTTTGGAGGACTCGCTGGCCTACATCGAGGAAAACCGATACAAGGTTTGCGGCAAGACCGACACGACATTGCAAAACATCATTGACGAGATCATTGCTGTCTACCTGTCGGCGCTCTATAAACTGAGGTTTTTGGCATGACAACACCCACCGCATCACTCAGTTACTTTGGCCGCACCGAACCGTTTGACCTTCAGGTGTCTCGCGGTCTGATCGGTGGGCACTCCGCGGTGACCGTGTTTGGCTACAACCCCGATGTGGACACCACTGAGGAGTCGATCTGGCCTGATGGCGGCACAATCCCGCACCCCACAGTGGCCTCGGTGCTCAGTATCGTGTCCACAAACGCTGCCGATGACTCCGCTGGCACAGGCGCACGCACTGTGTACATCGAGGGTGTGAATGACAACTACGAGATCGTTTACGAAACGGTGACTCTGGACGGCACGACCCCGGTATCTACCGTGCGCACGTATCTGTACGTCAACCAGTTTTACGTGGCAACAGTTGGGTCTGGTGGCGCAAACGCAGGCGAGATCACCGCCAAGGTCAGCACAACCCTGTACGACCTGATTGCCGCTGGCTACAACCAGC